TTTCTATCCTCCAATCGTTTCTTCAGACCTGCGAAAAATGCTCTGTCCTTGATTGATTTGCCTTGCGCTAAAAGCTCATCTTCGTAGGCAAATCGAATTTCAAGCTCTTCCACGGAATAATACTTTGTGAACTTGCGCCACGTTTTCTTATCCCACTCACCCAGTTTGCGCCACAGTTCAGGGAAGTGCTTTCGTAATTTCCGCATCTCATCAAATGACTGCAACGGACAGCACCAGCAAGAAACTCGATGGAAAATATCATATAATCCATCCCAATCAAATCCACGAACCTTGCAATATTCCAGACAATCCTTTTCCGTCATTCCCCATTCAATTAAAGGATATCGTAAATCACGTACACGATGCGGTTCGTCGGCTGCTATGCCAACATACTGCACAAGTGTATATTGCTTTGAAAGTTCTCGAAGGTATTTGTTGATAATACGGATTTTTAGCATTGAAGTACACCACCTATTACGGGGGCCACCCCAACTATATCCTTTTCTTCCAACAAGCTCTGGATTATTTCGTTTTGGCATATGCTCCAAAAACAAATATTCAAAGTCGTGTGGAGATTTCAATCGAGTGATAGGCTTTCCGATATACTTTTCGAGGCGGTCTATGTGGTTATACATTCCTTCAAATTCCAAACCAGTATCACAGAAAAGAATAATATCAACAGGCATACCTTCCTCAATCATTCGTAAAAGCATAGCCGTTGAATCCTTTCCGCCAGAAAGGGATACAACGTGAAGTATAGGTTTTTCCATATTGCCTCCTTAAATAAAAATCAGCCCACGATTATCGTAGACCGATTCCGAATTATCGTTTCCACAGCGTATTGCTCTATCCAAAGCCATAACGGTTGCAACCGCGCCGTCGATTTTTTCCGTGGACTTTTCTTTGTCCATCTTCACGTTCCCTGCTGGGTCAGTTCTTGCACAGACATTGTCCATCATCCACCGAAGAACAGGATGCCCGCTGTGAGCGAGCTTTCCTTCAAGTACGAGTTTCATCAACTCCTTGGTCGGCGGACTCATATCCTTAAATCCCTGCCCAAACGGAACAACCGTGAATCCCATTCCTTCAAGGTTCTGTACCATTTGCACAGCACCCCATCGGTCAAAGGCGATTTCACGAATATTAAACCTTTCTCCTAATTTTTCGATGAACTTTTCAATATAGGCGTAATGGACAACGTTGCCCTCGGTCGTTTCCAAAATTCCCTGCCTTTGCCATAAGTCATACGGGACATGGTCACGATTAACACGCAAAGGGATATTTTCTTCGGGAATCCAAAAATACGGCAAAATATAATATTTTTCATCATCCGCCGTAGGAGGGAAAACCAAAACAAACGCCGTAATGTCGGTTGTGGAAGACAAGTCAAGACCACCGTAACAAACGCGCCCCTCCAAATCTTCCTCGTGAAAAACCACTTCACATTTATCCCACTTTTCCATCGGCATCCAACGCACCGCTTGCTTAACCCATTGATTAAGGCGCAGTTGACGGAAAGAGTTCTCTTCCGCAGGGTTTTGCTTTGCCGATTCACACGCCGCTTTTACCTTATCAAGCCCTACCGTTATTCCAAGAGACGGATTTGCTTTTTTCCATACCTTTGGGTCAGTCCAATCGTCGTCTTGCTCCGCACCATAAATCACAGGATAAAAGGTCGGGTCTATCTTACGCCCTTCCAAGATATCCTTTGCCTTTTGGTGGGTTTCATAGCAAATCGAATGCGTGTCCGTTCCCGCCGTAGTAATCAGAAAGTATAACGGTTGCATACGGGCATCACCCGACCCCTTGGTCATTACATCAAACAGCTTTCGATTTGGTTGCGTGTGCAACTCGTCGAAAACAACACCGTGAATGTTAAAACCGTGCTTGCTATACGCTTCCGCAGAAAGAACTTGATAAAAGCTGTTCGTTGGAAGATAAATAATACGCTTGGTTGCCGTAAGAATTTTTACTCGCTTGTTCAACGCTGGACACATACGAACCATATCCGCCGCCACTTCAAAAACAATGGATGCCTGCTGTCGATCCGCCGCACAGCCGTAAACTTCCGCCCTCTCTTCGCCATCACCGCACGTAAGCAAAAGTGCAACGGCGGCGGCAAGTTCGGACTTCCCTTGTTTTTTAGGAATTTCAATATACGCCGTATTGAACTGACGGTATCCATTCGGCTTAAGCGTACCAAACACATCCCTTATAATCTGCTCTTGCCAATCAATCAGTTCAAACTTCTTCCCTGCCCATGTGCCTTTTGTATGGCATAGGCATTCAATAAAATTGACGGCGTAATCCGCCGCCCCTTTATCGTAGATGGAGTCCTTTGCCTTAAACTTCGTCGGCATATATTTTTTCAACTTTCGCAAGACACCACCCCCCTTTTTTTGTAACAAAAAAGGCAAGCATCGTTTGATACCTGCCTTTGGCTTATTCTGTTTTCTTGCCTTTATTCTATCGTAAATTCAGAAATGCTTTTGTAGACCTTTACGATTTGGTCGTTCTTATGCCTTTCCAACCCTTTATTCATTTCTTCTTCGGTGCGGTAGCCGATGTAGCACAGATAACCTTGCTCGTTCACAAAGGAAAACATAAATCCGTAGCCGTCTTTCGCTCCCTTTTTATATGCCTTTTCATCTTCCACAAGGTCGACGAGATAATTCAAAAGCTCCTGGTCTTCTGAATAAAGTTCTTTAAGTTCCCGTTTTTCAGGGAATCTCTCGTAAAATTGCTTTGCCTTTTCCGCAAGCAGTTCTTCCATTTCCTTCCGCTTTTGGAAATCCCCATCAAAATCGATAATGGGGAAATATGAACCGTCACCTCGATCCGTGTACGTGCCTACACGCTTTGCGCCGTAATAAATGTTTGCGTGAACGGTTATACCGTCCGTGTCGGGATAACTAACTATCCCTTTCAAAGTAAACCCATAAATTTTTGCCATTGTTTTTCTCTCCTTTGTCAATTTTTGTCATTCAAAATCTGTTTGAGTGCTTTTTTGTCCGTGGGGTCTTTCGCTCGTCTGTCCCAACCACGGTCATAACTCGCTACTTCCACCTTACCGCGATAAAGGGAAAGTTTTGAAATGCGACCGTCGTTAATCCCAAATGAAGAAGGTTCTTCGTATACCTTAATCCAATACTCGTATTCGATTCCGTCCACCGTAAGATTTCCGTTAAGCCACATACTCAAAACCCTACCTTTTTCGATTCTTCTTTCAAAACGAACCTTGCCGTGAAAAGTTTCCCGACCGCATTTTCTGCCGTTTCAAAGGCTCTCTGCTCGTCTTCGGTCAACTCACCTTTTGCCATTTTCCACAAGGCTTCGTGTGCTTGCATTGCACATACGCTTGCCGTTTTCGCAAGTTCGTACCACTCGAACCCTTCCGTGATTTTCCCTTGGCGGAAAAGTTCTATTGCCTTTTCGGAAAATCGAGCGCAAACATCACTTTCCGCAAGGCAGCCTTGCATTGCTTGCTCTCTCGTTTCAAACAAATCCGTCTTTGGCGTAAGGGTCAGCTCCATAAATTCAACCATACTTTCCCAAGCGTTCTTTTGGCTCATCCCCGACCTTTTCAACTCCGCCATTTTATTCATAATGGCTCTGTCCGCTTCCTTGACCGTGGAATATTCGCCTGTCCCAAGCATAAAGGTAATCAATTCTTCTCTGTTCATAGCCTACCCCCTTACTTTCTAATCGTTGCCGAGTATCTTGCGTAATCGTAGCCTTCCGCATTTACCAAAATCGAAAGGTTCGAGTCCTTGCAAGTAACCCTGATTACGTGCCAAACGCCGTCTTCGTCCACTTTCATAAGGTCTTGGTTGTTTCTGATGAAGTTCTGTTCGTCAAGCAATCTCGCCCCGAAAATCGTGTAGTTCGTGAAGGAAAGGCGAATGGTCTTTTCGATAACCACCTCAACCTGCGTACCTTCGCCCCTTGCAACTCGTGCGTTGTAATCCATAACGCTTGCCGCTTTGCTTACCATTGTTACTTTGATTTTTCTTTTCATAGCTGTTCGCTCCTTCGTTTTTTGTATGTGTATATTACCTCTAAAACGAATATATATCCAGCGATTTTGGGCGATAATTCGATAATTAATTTATTTAATTTTGATACAAAAATCACGCTTTTTCATAACGAGGAACAGAGCCTTTCAGCCCTGTTCCATAAAGGAGTTTTAGCGGTTGGGAATCCGCTATCTGTAAGCGTTTTTTACTCGATCGGCTCTAAAATATAGCCTTTGTCCCCCAGAGGGAGCAATCTAAATTTCCCCAAGTAATCCCTTGCTACAACGCACGGAATACAGGTATATCCAAAGCTCGCATCTCTTCCCGATTCAGCGAAAAGCATAGCAAGCCGTTTCTTTTGCACATCTTCCACAATTTGCCAATGACTTTTATATAATTCTAACCGTTTTTGTGCGTGTCCCGTGAAGTAAAATCGTCCGTTGGGATAAATTATGACATCAGCCTTGGGCATCAGCTTTACCGTAATCCACTCAAGCATAATCTCCAACCCTCCCTTCGCAAATAAACTTCACGTAATCGCTGACATTATCCTCGATAAAACAAACCAATTCAAAATATCCGCAGAAGTTGGCAAGCCATTGAACATACTTGGTGTCGAACATATTTGTAATACCCGTCGCACGGATTTTCAAAATCTGTTCTTTAATTCTGTCGTTCATCGTCACAAGGGGTCTGCAATCATCCTCGCCAAAAACCACCCCAAGCGATGAACCGCTGTCCCAAGAAACATGAATCGTTCCTATGTCGTCTACGTGCCGAACCGTTCCGTGCGTTTTAAGGGGAGGTGCTTGCTTATCGTCCATTTTGATAAGCTCCACTCTCGTCCCCTCCTTATACCTGTTCCGAAGGTCAAGCAATATCGCTTCCGTTACACTTAACTCACAGACCTTTCTGCGATTTATTTCGTTTTTCGTAAACTCGCTTTCATTTTTGATCGGCGGAAGGCTATATCCTATTTCTTGCGGTGGTTCTATGACCGCCTTGGGCTGGGTAGGCTCCTCCGTTTCTTTTGCCTTTTGCTTTTTTTCATAAGGCTTTCTTTCCACGGCTGCATTCTTCGTAATATCAACATCTTCAAAGTTGAAATCCTCAAATGCGTAGGTGGGGTCTTCGTTACTTTCGTCCGCTTGGGGTTCATCGTCGAATTTATAACTCAAATCGCTCTCGAACCCCTCGTCGTACAAAAATTGAAGTAAACGCTCCACCGTTTCGTCTTCCATCTCGTCGGCAATAATAAGGTTGTTTTCTTTGTCGATTTGAACCTTACCAATAACGAGAAAACCGTCTTCCGTTACTTCTCTCTCATAACCAAGCCATCTGGTTATTTCTTCGACAAAGCGTTCTCTTTCGCTCTGTCTGCTTATATTGAAATGAATCTTCATAGGCAATCGCCCTCCTTTGATTTTTGTATGGGTATATTACCTCTAAAACGGAATTATATCCAGCGAATTTGGGCGATAATTTGATAATTTTTTATTTAATTTTGATACACTTTTTTAAGATTTTTTTGCGTAATATTCAATGCCCGAAAGTACAAAAAATACGCACGGTAAAGCCACGCCGTTCCCCCAAAGTTTATACTCTGCGGAATCGGAATGCGGCGAGTTCAACCACTTGCGGATTTGCTTATCGGTCTTCGGCTTTCCTTCGCCAGTCAGTTTACGATACGTCTCGAAAACCTTATACCAATAATATACATCCTCGTCCGTCGGTTTTTCCGTTTCAAGGTTTTGACACCACCAATCGGGGAACCCCTGCAATCTTGCGCATTCAACAGGGGTTAATCTTCGTACCGTATAATCTGTTTTGCATACGCTGTTGTGATAGCCAGGACAAGTGCCGTTCGTGAGCGTTTTTGATTTCTCTTCAAGGAATAACGCCCCAACATCCCTGTCCGCACATTGGTCGAACCCATACGCAATTGCCCCAGGCCCCTTTGCGACCATCGTGGGTTGAAGTTCCTTTTCAAAGGTCGGCGAGAACTTGGCATTCTTTCCTTGGTTAAAGGTGTCTCTGCCTATTCCGTAACAAACAGCGTTCGGGTCTTTGTAGTCCCTTGCCATTAATGTCGGCGAACGCCCTTCTTCCACCTGTTGATAACTTCCCGTTGTCATCGCATATACAGGGTCTTTACCTTCTTTGGGAGTTTCTACGCAAACCGCAGGCTCGCCCCCGTGCGTGCAAGTGAGTGTTGGTGTTTTCTCAACCGTCACGTTGCAAGCGGACTTTCCGCCACCTTGGTCGACGCATACCACAGCGATACCACCTTGATTACAAGCGGGATTTCCGCCATTGCCGTCAAGAGTTCGAGATGTCTTTGCTGCGTAAATACCGCTATGGGGATTGCTTGATTTCATTGCATTACTATCCTTTGCGGAAATACCGTAAGGTTGAAGAACGCAGTTAAAATTGTCCTTGTCGGGCATTCGTTGATTGCCACCTGCATTTTGCTTGGTTAAGGTCGGCGAAACTTCTCTGCCATCCCAACTCTTACCCACGACAAACGGTTGATTGTTCCCTCCCGTTCCATAGGTTGCAGAAATCGTAGGCGCAATTTCAATAGGCCCCGTATAGCGGACATCCTTTCCGTGGTTGTCAAAGACATCCATAATCACAGGCGGATGATGTGCTTGCGCTCTTAAAGTGCAAGTGACTTCTTCCGTGACATCCATTCTGTTGCCCCCTTGGTCGTTAAGAACAACTCCGTTCCTGCCTGTGGACATTCCGCAATTCACACCGAGCGTTGCTGCCTTTTCGTCTACGCTTCCGTTGTATCCATCGAACCCAACGCCTGGCGTTCCAAAGCGTTCTTGAGTATGATTGGCAGTTCTTTGCCACGCACGGAAGCCCTCCGCAGAATACCTTGACAAGCCTTCGGACTTAAATAATACATCGCAGGCACTCCTACCTCCAAAATCTGCGACAAGGTAGATTCTACGACGTCGTTGGGGGACTCCCCAATATTGAGCGTCGAGAACTCGGTAAGCAAGGCTCCATCCGTCTCCCATATAGCAGTCGGCATATGCCCATTCCCCTTTTTCAGGAAAAGGCACTTCGGCTGTCTCTTCGACGATGCTGACGAGCGAGTCAAGCACCGCTTTGAAGTCTTTGCCTCCGTTGCTTGAGAATGCGCCTGGGACATTTTCCCAAACGACATATCTTGGATATTTTCCATTCGTTGCACTCCTCATTTCTTTAATAATTCGGACAGCTTCGTAAAACAAGCACGAACGACTCCCGTCAAGACCGCTACGCTTTCCCGCAACGCTCATATCTTGACAGGGGCTACCAAACGTGATTATATCCACGGGTTCGATTTTCCCGCCGTCCATTTGGGAAATATCGCCGTAATGTTTGACAAAAGGCATCCGCTTGGTCGTAACCCTTATAGCAAAAGGCTCGACCTCGGATGCCCACAAAGGAGAAATATCTGCAAGCAGACCGCCTAACGGGAATCCACCCGACCCGTCGAACAGACTGCCCAACGTCAGTTTTTTATTCATCTTTCGTAAATCCTTTAATTTTTATCTTTCGTAATTATATGAACCCGTTACTTGGACGGACAATATTTCATATCCAAATAAAAAGCGACTTCTGGAAAAGCATTCTCGAAGTCACGCATATACCTGTAACAAGCACTTGTTCGCCCATTCGCTTCCGCAAATTCACGCAAACTTTTCTTTTTGAAAAAATTCGGTTGATTGCACCACCGTGCAATCGTAATATACAACCCTCGATACGGACTTTCCACATATCGAGCGTACCTCATCACGTATGGAACGCAGCCATAACAAGCGAGAATTTCTATTCTTTTGAAAAGGTCAAAAATATCTTCTCGCCAAAAACCGTCATCCCATTTTCCTTCACGATCGAAACCGCAGAAACAATAAAATTTCAAGGCGGCGGTCGTGTACTTCCGTGCAAGTTTAATCTTTCTTTCGATGATTTCCTTGTCCGCCACGTTATCGAATGCAAAAATATAATCGCCGTCGTATTTACTACAGAATAAAATGGAACACGACTCATCGGTCAAAAGCCTTTCATCCAACCCTTGTTTGAACTGGAATGGCTTTCCTCTGCTTTGTAATTCAAGCAACATTTCTTTCCAACAAGGATACCCAAGGAAATTATCGTCGAGCAAGCATATTTTCGGTCGTGTTTCATCCAGGAATTCTTCTATGGGGCTGTGCTTTAATACCCGCTTATAATTTCTATTCACGCAGAACTCGCATTTGCGGAAACAGCCTCTCGTTAAGAAACCTATCGAATAATCACGGTAATAGGAAAAATCGCGCTCTTTACCACCGGCACGAAGTTGTTCATCAACCCAAGCATCATACAAGTGATAATCTGGCTTTTGATGTTCCACTTCCTCCGGCAAGGGAGGTGCTTTATCATAAAAGAAACCCGTCCCGCCGAATGAAAGATTTTCCAAACTTAAAACCTCGTTAGGGACTACCGTGTCCGTGAATACCTTTGACAGATATATTTTGTCGTACTCCGATAAACCGTTGTAATCTGTTTTTAGTTCTACGCTGTCCCCTTGATTTTTATGAAAAGCGGATATCTTCATACACGCCAAATTTGGAAACCTATGTTTTTTACGACCGATTAAATCCGCATCAATTATCGCTATCCGCATTGCTGTTTCTGCCTTGCACTTCTTTTACAAGGTCGGCATACGGGATTTGCTTACCATCTCGCACCACGAAGACTCCATCTGCATTGCCAGTATCCTCGACATATCGACGAAGAATAACGGATGCGTACTTTTCGTCAAGTTCAATGGTATAGCAGATACGATTCATCCCCTCGCACGCCATAAGCGTAGAACCACTTCCGCCGAACGTATCCACAACAATAGCATTTTCCTGCGAAGAGTTCTTCAACGCATAGCCGAGCAAGTCAAGTGGCTTACTCGTGGGATGATTTTCATTGCGTTTAGGCTTGTTAAAGTTCCAAATGGTCGTCTGCTTTCTATCCGAATACCACTTATGCTTGCCGTTCTGCAAAAAGCCGTATAAAACGGGTTCGTGTTGCCATTGATAATCCGACCTGCCAAGGACAAGGCTATTCTTCGCCCAAATGCAAACACCGGCAAGGTGGAAACCTGCATCAATAAACGCCTTTCTAAACTTTAAGCCTTCGGTGTCGGCGTGGAAAACATAAGCAGAACCGCCTGGCTCTAAATTATCCGCCATATTCACGAAGGCTTTATATAAGAATTGATAGAACTCATCGTCCTTCATACTGTCGTTTTGGATAGTCAAGCCACTCTTACTCTTAAAGGAAACGCCATACGGCGGATCTGTCAGAATGAGGTTGGCGCGTTTGCCGTCCATTAAGGTTTTCACGTCGTCGGCATTGGTCGCATCACCGCACACGAGCCTATGCCGTCCAACCGTCCAAACATCGCCCCTTTGTACGAACGATGCTTTTTCAAGGGCGGCGGTTAAGTCAAAATCGTCATCTTCAATTTCCTTATCTTCCCCTTTGAAGAGGTCTGCAAGTTCCTTTTCATCAAAACCCGTCAACCCCACGTCAAAGTTCTCACCTTGCAAAGCCTCGATTTCTACACGCAGAAGTTCTTCATCCCATCCTGCATCTAACGCCATACGGTTGTCAGCCAAAATGTATGCTTTTTTCTGCGCCTCTGTGAGATAATCCACCAACACGCACGGCACTTTTTCAATACCTTCTTCTCTCGCTGCAATCACACGACCGTGTCCCGCGATGATGCCGTAGTCCTTGACAATAATGACTGGGGTAATAAAACCAAACTCACGAAGACACGACCGAAGCTG